CCTTTTCCGTATCCACGTCAGACAGCAGCGGTGCAAGGCCAGATACGAGCGGCAGAACGAGCGCTGCCAGTTCGCCGGTCATGTTCGCTGCTTTGAACGCCGGAAGCGGACGGATGTAGAAGATATTTTCACCCACGGTTACTTCGCGGGTTTCGAGCTGCTTCAGGTTATTCATCGGTGTCCTCCTTACTCGTTCATGGTGGCATCGCCGGTGTCAAGCTCCCACTCACGGTTGTTGGTCTCTTTGCCGCGAGTGACAGGAGCTTTCTTCACGCACCATGCAGCTTCCGTGCTGAACACCAGACCGCCCTTCAGGTCCTTAATCAGAATCGGGAACAGGCCGTTGCCGGTGTCGCGGTCGAGATCGACCATGCCGGAGAAGTACGAGTTGCTGTCGCTGGTCTGCAACAGGGTGAGCTTGACCTTGTAGGTGTTATCCGGCGAAATCGAACGGGCAATTTCGCCGTCACAGCCGGTCTTTTTGGTGATACCGTCGCCGTTCGGCTCAATGCTGATGAAGCTGTCGTCTGCATAGCCGGTGACAATGTGCGTACCGCAGGTGACGATAACTTCCTTCGGGTTGTAGGTCTTGATCTTGCTGGACATTTACTTTCCCTCCCTTACAGATTCTCGTAGGTCAGGCAACCCTTGATTTCCACCACATGGATAGCACCAGCAATGCGGGCAGAGAACTTGCAGTCCTTCAGGATACGGGATGCCTTCTGGGTGCTGGTCAGGTCTGCTGCCAGCGGCACGGACGTGGTGTAGCCCGGAATAGCATTACCGTCTGCATCATACTCCGTAGGAGCAATGCCGCCGTACTTCTGGCCGTCCTTCAGGGATGCAAGCATCTGGTTCTCAACAAGGCCGATGCCGTTGTCGGTGTAGGGAATCTTAGGGTTGACGATGAGCAGGTTCACGACACGAACCTGCATATCGTTCTGGAGCCAGTCGCGGAAGCGGATAACATCAATCCACTCACCGCCGCCGGTCTTGCCGCCCTGCGTGATGTTCTTGGATGCCACGGTGATGACATAGTTGAAGTTCGCAGCCTCCAGTTTCTTGATAAACGTGCTGGTCAGCTTTGCAGGAGAAACGGTCGCAAGCGGCATCAGCGCCCACGTTTCCTGACCGGCGTGGTAGTTCATCGCCTTGACGGCCGCAGCTACAGCCATGCCGTACAGGTTCTCAGCCGGGATGTCGTTCTCCAACTGGTCTGCCGTTTCTTTCGGGAAGAACGGGAAGCTGCGCAGATAAAGGCCGGCATCCACAATGGGTTTATCCGGATCCTTGTCGATGTAGCCGCACAGCTTGTTCTGGGTTTCGGTCCACTGGATGATTTCCTTGACCTTTTCATCCGCCAGGCCGACCGGGCAGATGCAGTACCAGCCATTGACGGCCAGCGCATTCTCCAGAACAGCACTTACGGTCTGCAATGCGGGGTCTTCGGTCTCCTTGTCCACGATGTCGCCCATAAAGGCAACATAGACCTCGTGGGGTCTGGGAGACTGCGAAAAAGCCACCCGTGCAGCCACGCCAACAGGGTCAGTGCGTTCACCGGTGGCAGCGATGCCCAGCGCCGTCAGCTCCTCCAGACTGTTGTACACGCCGATGGCAGGTACATCCCCAGTCGGATTTGCAGGGGCAGGACCCAGAATCAGGATATTGTCGAAGTTGGCATCGTTGGAGATGGGGGACGCCAGCGAGATGTCAACGGTACAAATCCTATCGAGGCTATTGCTCATATATCTTTTTCCTCCTTTGCAAGTCGGTTATTTATCTCGGCATTCGTGAAATATTCGCCCTCATGGGCAGTCATCTCCGAACTGCCGCCGCCGCTGGGTGTCGGGGTTACCTGCGGCTCAATGTTGATGACATCATCAGCTTGGATGTCATCTTCGCCATCGGAATGCTTCACGCTGTCGATGTCCAGCGTTCCGGTAATGCCGATGGCCGTCATGGTGAAATAAACCGCGATTTCCAGCATTGCCCGGAACTCGTAGTTGGTATCATGCACCAAATCGGTCAAATCCTGAACTGCCGTAGGAACGACAATGGCGATGTCATGCTGGTGACACCACTGTGTTACGAACGGGGAGTTCAGGAAACTCTCAAAGGCCAGCATATCATCTTCAGCCGTGTTTTCGGCAATGGGGGTGAAGCCCGGTGCCACTTCTTCCTGCCTGCCATGCGTGAACAGATCAATCTGCACAGGAACAGATGCAGGATAAAAGGCTATCGGTGTGCCTTCAATGATTTTGACCGGCGGGTTTCTCGACCGGTTGACGGAGCCGGTGGTCAGCGTGACCAGCGGACTGCCGGGCTTTGCTACAAAGCTCTGCTTGGCATACGTCACGGTTGCTCCAGCAAAGTACGTTTGGGTGAGCTGTACAAGCAGCTTCTTCAGCTCGGAAAGCGTCATATACAGCAATACCCGCCTTTCCCATCTGCTCGGATTTCAGGGCGCGGCATACGGTTGGCCTCTGCCGCTGAAACCTGAACAAACTCGCTGCGGCAATGACCCACCATCGTGTGGTCCCACCCCAGCGAGCTGACACATTCATACCAGTGTCCTTCCGGGTCCATTCGGCCCTGATAGAAAAGCCAGTCGGCCCTGCGGCCGGCAGCGCGGTCTGCGGTATGGAAAACGAGATCGCCGAAAGCCTTCATGCGCTTCACGGTGTTCTCACCTTCCGGGAGAGCTTGAAGCTCATCTTTGTTGAGCGGCTGAACATTCAGGGATGCGATGAAATCTTTATACTCGGAAACCCCATAGCCATCGACAATGTTCTCCTCGCCGAAGCGACGCACAACAAATGCTCTGCGAAAAATGCCCATATCAACCACTTCCTTTCTTGCGAATGACGTATTTGACGGACTGCCGCATTCTGCCGGTGTCGATCAGCGGTTTGTCCGATTTCTTCTTGCGGATGGTGGAGGGAGCGTTCGGTTCATAGCTACCACTCTCGATTTTCTCTTGAACTAAGCCGACACCGAACACGCCGATTTGCTTCAGGCTTTGCTCGGCCGTTCCGCCAGCAGTAATAGCCTTTAGCTGCTGTGCGCACATGGCATTGATGGGGTCAGCATTCTCATCAACGCTCTTGCGCAGAAATGGCCGGGACGGAGCGGTCGAGGTTCCCAGCTCGTTCCACATGGCGATTTGCGCCATATCAACGCCCCGGTCATCCGTGACCTTGCCCGCTTGGAAGCCTACAAAAACCTCCTTGTCCTGAAGTTCATCAATTTGCCGGAAGAACTTCTCCCCCTCTGGGGTCAACCGGTCCCACCCGCCGGTCATCGGCATTCACCCGCAGAATGAATCGAGATCACGACCAACCGCCGCAGCGTCAGATACTCCAAACCGTAAGGCGTCAGCGCCAGTTCAGCATCCGCCATCAGGGTGGTTCCCTGATTTACGTTGAAACTGACGGACGTTTCGCCCTCGGTGTAGCTTCCAACGCGCAGCGCGTCGCCCACGCTGCCGTACTGGTTATCGCCATAACCAGCCATTTTCAGACGATGTGCCGTCAGGAGTGCGATAGCTTGGTCATACAGCTTCCCGAACACCTTCTTGCTGATGAGCGGCGCTGTGAGGTTTAGCCATGCCTCAACGGTCTCATCGTTCAGCACGTCGAACTCGGTGGCAACCAGCCTGAAAATTCTGACGGCATCTTCCATGACTTATTTCTCCTTCGCAGCAGTGCGGCTCTTGACCTCGGACAGGTTTCTCTGCCCGATGAAGAACTTCACGATCTCGTTGTCATCATAGCCGGTGACTTCCTTGGTTTCACCCGGCAGGATCACGGTAGCGCCGATGCTGATGATTTTGTTTCCGATATTCTTCAGTTTCATATCATGGCTCCTTTACAAAAAGATAGGAGCCGCCGCACAAACGTACGGCAGCTCCACGGGTGAGTCAGCAGATGCCAGTGGCAATCAGCATGGACATGGGGTAGTAGATGATAGCGCCTGCGGTGCGGGCCTCACAGGGAACGACCATCTCCAGACCTTCAGGCTGCACGGGATACTGCATGAAGGACAGCGGGTTCTCGATGGTGAACTTGCGGGGGTCGTTCTTGAACAGCAGCGCAACGCCCTTGCCATCGCTTTCTGCCGCATACGGGTTGGTGTCCACGCTGTCGGGGTCCAGCTCCGGGCAGGAGACGATGCGGGCAATATCCGTGATATTATCCTGAATGTACTTCAGCACGGTGGTCGCAGTGCTTTCGATGCGGCGGTTCTGAATCTCGATATACGCCTCGGACGGCAGGGCCAGAGTGTCCGGCTTCTCCACCTTCTTGGTGGTGCGGGCGACCTGCTTCAGCATACCGGTGATGTCGGCCAGAATCTCGTCCTCGGTCTTGTCGGCCCACTTGGTAGAACCCTTTGCGCCGGTTGCAGGGACGTACAGCGGCACATCGTTGTCCTTGGACAGAACGCCGCGCAGGCCGGTCTCGGCATCGCCATTCCACGCGATCTTGTTGTTCAGGTAGTCGATCTGGTAGCGAGCGGACTCAGCCTTGCGGGCATCCAGCGACTTGCCTGCCATAGCAGAGGCACGCATTTCCTGAATGGA